GCGGTCCGGTGGGCTTCGTATCGGTCGAGAGCCCCACGAACCGCTCGATGCTGGTGATGAGCGCAACCGTCATGCGGGCAACTCCCTACCGATCAAGTGCCAGGCCGAGTCCCCCCGCACGTACACCAGGCCGGTGTCCGTCTCGTAGAACGTGCTGCCCGCCCCAGGCGCCGGTTTCGTGTCGGACGAGAGGCCGATGTAGCGGCGGATGGCGGCGACCTTGGCGACGGTCATGGCGCGCCGTTATCCGATCTGGATGGCCCGCGCCCAGGCGACCTTCATCCGGTGCGCCACGGCCTCGCCGGTCAGGAAGTGGATGGTCGGCGTCAGCTCCTCGTCATCCGGGATGTTGGTGGTGACGCGGCCCACCTCGACGCCGTTGACGTAGAAGTAGACCGACGTGCCATCAAAGTAGAACTCGAGCGTCACGAGCGTGTTCGCGGCGAGCGTGCCCTCATTGTCGCTCTGGGTCTCCGTCGAGTCCTTCTCGGTGACGGTGCTGATGCCCGTCCCGCCGTCCAGCTTCTCGAAGTAGACGCCGTCGGTCAGGCCGCCCAGTGCGTCAGTGTCGCTGATCGCCAGGCCGACCAGGAAGTCGTCCTGCGTCGCCTCATCGATCTTGAGCGCGATGCCGAAGTAGACGTCGCGGCCGCTCAGCCGGAAGGCCTCGCCGTTCAGCTGAATATTGACGCCGTCGTTGTCGGCATTGTCGGTAATGATCTCCCACTTTATGCCGACCTCGTCGGATGCCTCGACATCGGAATCGCCGCCGACGCCAGCCTCCACAAGCGTGGTGACGTAGCCGCTCGGCTGCGTGCCCGTCCCGCCCGTGTCTTGCGCGTCCTTCGCCTCGAGTTCCCACTTCACGACATCGGGGCCGATGGCGTCGAGCAGCCGGTTACGGTGGGTATCCCAAAACGCTAGTGCGCCCCGGATGTAACGACTGTGCACGGTCATTGCCTAATCGCTCCTTTCGAGCTCCGCCCTGCGGCGGCGATTATGTCCGTGGCGATCTGCGCCCCTGGCCGACAGCCGCGCGGCCGCGAGTTGGCTGCTGCTCTTCCTTTTCGCCAGCATCGCTAGGATTGCTCTCGGATTCCTCCGCAGCCGTTTCTGCGCCTGTCTCATCAGCCGCAGGCACCGCAGACGTGGCAGGCGCGGCCGGTGCAGCGAGCGGCGCTGGCGACAGTTCCTTCAGATCCCGGATCGCCGCTTCGAGCAGCTGCATCTGCTCGGATTCCGAACCGAACCGATTCACGATCCGCGTGTAGAGGCGTTGCAGGTCAGCCCGTACCAATTCGATGCTCGGCATGCGGCATCACTCCTACGCGTTCGGCTGCGGCAGGTTCTCCGGCGCGCGCTGCGACTTCAGGCCCCACGGGATGTAGAGCGCGCAACCCAGCTTGGCGCCGGCCGCGCCGAGATCGGGGATGTTGACGCTGATCCACTCGAAGTCGTCCGAGAGCTGGTCCGCGCTGACCTCGATGACGACGAGGTTCTGCTGCTCCGCCGAGGTGCCGGCACCACCGGCGTCCGTAATCTCGGAGGCCGCCGCCTGCGTCGTCTTCGACCACGCCTCGTCCCCGTCGAGCGTCGTCTCCTGCTTGTGGTAGTAGCTCGTGACGACATCCAGGTCCTGCGATGTGCCGCCGGTCGCCGCATTATGCTCCTGCACGTCGCACTGCAGGTCGTCGTTGGCCGTACCGGCGCCGGCATAGATGACGATCGTGACGCCGGCGTAGTTCTTGAGGTGCAGCCGGGCTCCTGTGTTCGCAGCAGTCTCCAAGTCGACCGGCGCGATCGCGTGGCAAACGTCGAAGTCCTTGCCGAGCCCTCGTGCTGTCGTAACCATGTGCGCTTACTCCTTTCGCCTCTCGCCACAGCGGGGTTGATTGCGCTGCGGTGAATGGGCCGGAGGCGGGGGGTTGATTGCCCGCCTCCGGCTGGCTTACTTCGGTTAGGCGCGCTCGTCCAGCGTCACGAACGGGCTCAGCGTGTTCGTGCCCTTGCGCGGCGTGATCGCCGACTGCAGCCAGCCCCGTCCGTCGACCCGCTCGATGATGCGGTAGACGGTACGATCGTTCACGAACTGGGCGTGGATGCTCGACTCGGCCCGCATTTCCATGCGGTCGCCGATCAGGTAGTAGCCGAAGTCGATGAACGCGATGTCCTTGCCCGAGCCGCCTCCGCCGAGCGTCTCCATCTTCTCCGTGAAGAGGACCGGCCGGCCGAGGATCGTCATGGGCGGACCCTGGACGCCGTTGTTCAGCCAGATGGCCGAGCCGCCGGTGCCAACCGAGAGGCTCATCAGCGCCAGTTGCGCGAAGGTGTCGATGTTCGCCACCCAGACGCCGTTGCCGAGCGAGGCCGGCAGCATCCGCGAGTACATCTTGACGATGTTCTCCCAGACGATGCTGTCCGCCGCCTGCCCCGTCTCCTTCGCCACCGAGACGAGCGCCGGCGAGTTCATCACGCCGAGCGGCTGGCCGACGCCCGAGCCACCGATGAAAGCAACGTCCTCGAACCAGGAGATGGCGGTCGGCAGGATGCTGTCAATGAAGGCGGCGAACGAGATGATGGAATCCTGGAGCAGCTCGTTCGGAACGTCGCAGCGGCAGGCCAGCTTGGCCGCCTGCAGGACCACGCGGCCGAACTTCGCCTCCGACTCACTCAGCTCCGCGCCCTCCTCAGTCCAGCTTCCCACGACGCCGCCAAAGACGCTGGAGGCGTTCGACGTGCTGTCGATGGTCGGGAACGGGACACGCGAGGAATCCATAGGGATGACGCGCGCGCGCGCACGCACGATGGACGACTCGAGCGCCACCCGCAGTAGCTCCGACCGCAGCCGCTCCGGCACGAGGAAGCCGCCGGCGCTCGGCTCAAGGCTGGAGTAGTCGTTGCGGATCTTCCGCCAGCGGTCCTGCCCCGCCATGTTGGCATACCAGATCGAGAGCAGGAAGTCGGCCGAATCCTCGAACTCCTTGTCGAGCACTGCGCCGATCGCGCGCTTGTTGTACGCTGTTCCCTTGCCTGGCGCGTCCTTGACGTTCACCGTCACGTCCGGCCGGTTGATCCCGTTCTCCAGCATGAACGACTTCAGGCCCTTCTGGATGCCGTCATCGATCATCTGCTGGATGTCGGGCCGCGCCTTGTTGACCGCCTTGACGTACTTCTGCAGGAAGTCGCCGCGGAGCTCCGGGTTGCTGAATGTCTCGCTGGCGCGCTTCTCGTCGGCGAGGAACTCGGTCAGCTCCTCGCTCGTCTGCGGGATGGCGTCCTTCGTCACGGGCGGCGGCTTTGCCGGCGGGATCGCGACCGTGCCGGACTGGCTGGCGAGCAGGCGAAGCAGGCGCCGCCCATTCCTTCTGTTGAAGCGGCTCCATGCCTGCAGCACCGGCTTCGAGACTGCATGGAACGGTTGCGCCAGTTGCGTGAGCAGCACCGTCATCAATGGGTTCACTCCGTTGCCTCCTTCCTTCGCCTGGCGGTGTGGCCGCTTAGGCGAAGACCTGGTCCTCTACCTGTTCCACTGTGTCGTCGAAGAGCCGCCCCCAGTCGATCGGCTGGGCCTGCGGCTGCGGCTCGTTGTCGTCGTGAAGATCGCCGATGCCGGCGTCCTTCGCGTGCGAGTTGAGATGCGCGCGGGCGCGCTCATGCGCGTCATCCGGCATGTCGGTCTGCGACTCGCGGCTCAGCGCATTGCGCAGGTGCGGCTCGTCCAGCGCGCCCTCCGCGTTGTGATGGGGCAGCTTCCGCAGGCTGCGTGGCGTTGTCCGGCCTTCGCCGTCCTTCTCGCCGCCTGGCAGGATGATGGCGAAGGCCGAGTCGGGCAGACCGTTGATGAAGGCGGTCGTCCATTCCGCGTTCTCCGGGCCGCCCGCGCCGCGGTGGCCGTTCTGGGCGAGACGGGCGGCTAGCTTCGTTGCCTCCGCGTCCTCGCCGTCGACGCGGTCGGCCAACCCGAGCGCGACCGCCTCGCGGTCCGAGATCCACGTCTCGTCCTTCATGCGCGCGCGCCACTCCGCTACCTCACCGCCGGCGCGGCCGGCGTAGATGCGGGCGATGTTGTCGCTCGACTTGTCCAGGGCCTCCGCCATCTTCAGCATGTCGTCGGCCGGGCCGAGACAGAGGCCGTGCGCCTCGTGCACCATCATCTGTGAGTGGGGGGACATCACGATGTCGTCCGCCGCCATGACGATGAAGCTGGCCGCGCTGGCCGCGATGCCATCGACATAGGCCGTGACCTCCGCTTTGTGGCGCTTGATCGCGTTGAAGATGGCGACGCCGTCGAAAACGTCACCGCCGAGAGAGTTGACGCGCAGCGTGATCTTGCCCGACTTGATGTTGCTCAGCTCACGGATGAAGTCGTCCGCGCTGACCCCGCCGTAGCCGATGTAGTCGTAGATGAGGACTTCCGTCTCGGCCTCGGAGAGGTTCTTGATCGAATACCAGCCCCGTGAGCCGCCTGCGCCGCCCGCCGATCGCGGCCTCTCGCGTTCGAGCGCCGCCGTCAACTGCGGCAGGTCGGCTGCGGGCTGGAGGCTGGTGTAGCGCTGTAGGCTCATTCGTCCACCTCTGGAAAACGAAAAAAGCGCCCACTCCGGAGGCGCAATGGCCTGCTCGAAATGGACGCCTCTGACTCGCTCGGAGTGCGCGGCGTCGAACTACTGTCAGTCAGATTATGCGGTTAGTCGGTTCCTTTTGTCAAGGGCATCCTAGACCATCACCTCGCTAGGCAGGCCCAGCAGCGCCAGCGCCGTCTCCTCGTCATCGATGTGGACCGCTCCCGCGCCGGTGGGCGCCTCAAGCGCCATCGCCCCAGCCAGGACCCGCCCGATCCCTGGTTCGCCCGCCAGGCGCACCGCCAGCGCCGCCGCGCCAGTGAGCGCGCACAACGCCCGAAGCTGGCCAGCGCCGACAGCGACCGCCCCAACGCCCTCGCCGGCCAGCGCAAGGTGCCGCGAGGGCCGGCCTGGCCGTGCTGGCGCGAGCCGACCTGCCCCAGCTGGCGCCGGGAGGAGGAGCAGGCCGGCCAGCGCCGTCCGTACCGTGGCGAGTGCCTGCTGCGCCAGGCGTAGGACTGCGGCGGCGGGGTCCGCACGGAGTCGCTGCTCGAGCGAGAGCAGCCCGCGTCCGGCGGGCTCCAGCGTGGCCACGCCGGCGAGGGCGCGGTCGGCGGCCAGCTCCCCACGCGCCAGGATGAAGACGCGGCCCGCGCCTTCCAGCTCGACCGGGCGCAGGCGCCGGCGGCGGCGGACGATGCCGACGCCGGGGACGCCGCGCAGCGGCTCTACAGCCGCCGCCGGAACGCAGATCGCGAATCCGCTATTGAAGCCGTTGGAAAAGGAGCAGCCCGTGCTCACGGGATGCCGATCCGCAGGCTGCCCGGCCGGA